ATATGCTAAATTAAGGCTTTCTTTTAATATTCCAAATTTATATAGAACAATTTTACAAATATTCGCCATATTAACAAGCCATTAACATATTACTAAATTAATTAGTAAATAATAACTACCAAAAATCACTATTTTTGTGTTTCATGGTTGCAGTATTTACATTTTGCCACTTCCGAGCCGGGGTGGCTATTTTTTTTAACTATGATTCACTTTATAACTCCATTTCGATTAGACAAAAATTTAGGTCGTGCCTATAACGAAGCGGTGTCTTTAATACCTGACGGGGATCATGTCTGTTTGATGGACTATGATATGTGTTTTTTCTCCCCTAATTCCATCCCTTTAATTTACGATTACGTTTTTATTTATCCCGATGCAGTTTTAACCTGTTGGCAAAGTAGAGGCCATGATATAGCTGCACAAACAAGTAAGAAAAGTGAATTTGATTTAAGGTTATTAGCCGATAACGCTATTCAGTTAGAAAAAGAATTTGGCGGTCAGCTTCCCGTAATAGAAATAACCAAACATTTATCCGGGTTCTGTTTAGTGTTTCCAAAATCTTTATGGAAGGAAGTACCATTTAAAGAGGGGATAGGTTGTTTAGGGGTAGATACAAACTGGATGAAAGACCTACAAGAGAAAGGGAAGAAGGTTTATTTAATGGAACGGATTTTTGCACTTCACGCATACCGATTAAAAGACAAACAAGATAAAAGCCACCTATGTTAATTTTCAGAGATGATGACGCACCTATTCACGATGTAAAGGATTTTATTTTCGTTCACGAATTGTTATCGAAATACAATAGAGTGCATACGGTTGCCCTTATTTGCAGAAACCTTGACCGCTACCCTAAATATATTGACTACATAAAAAACCGGGTCGCTGAATTTGATTTACAATTTCATTGTTTAGATCACATAGACCACACCCAAAACCATGATATAATTTTTAACCAATTCGCTGAAGGGACAGAGATATTTTTTAACGTCTTTGGGTTTAGACCTACGGTTTGGTATCCTACTTGGAATTTATGCGATGAGTACAGTATTAACGCTGCGGCTAATTTCGGGATGGAAACGAGTTTTAAAAAGTATTCTTTATCGCAAGTAATTAGAAAGCCTGGAGCAATAGACGGGGTGATAAATTTTCACCATTGGAGTAAAGAAGAAAGGGAACAACTTGAACCCGCACTAATAGCATTAAACGATATTAACAACCTATGAAAATAGCCGTACTCACCGCTAATATTGGGGGAATAGACGAGGTTAAAGAGATCCCTCAGCAATCCGTACCCTTTGAAAACTTTGTTTATACGGAGGATAATCTTCCATTCCCTTTACATAATCTGGATAACAGGTTAAAAGGTAAGTACTGCAAAATAAACACTCACAGATTTTTAGACCATGATATTTTTATCTGGAGGGATGGCAGGGTAGAAATCACCTCTCCCGATTTTGTAAAGATGATGGTTGAGAAATTACAGGGAAACGATGTTACAATTTCCTATCACCCGTTCAGGGGTAACCCTTACGAGGAGTTAACATGGATTCAGGAGATGATGAGTAAAGGGAACGAGTATTTGCTTTCCCGGTATGCCTCAGAGCCTTTTGATGAGGAGTTAGCTTTTTACAAAAAAGAGGGTTTACCGTTTAATACTCCTTTGTATCAATGTGGCATTTTTGCAAGGTGGAACAATAAAAAAGTTAATAGAGTTTTTAGAGATTGGTGGTTAATGTGTTTAGAGTATTCAAACTTCGATCAATCTGCTTTCCCTTATGTAATGTGGAAAAACGGGGTTAATGTAAATGGTATTAATCCCGACTACTTAAATGAATTTATAAACATAGGTAAACACAAGAATCCATGCCAATAGAAAAATGGGTAGAAATAAAAGGCTTCCCTGATTACGAAGTGTCTAATCATGGTAGGGTAAAGAGTAGGGATAGGTATCTTAAAAATAGGCAGGGGCTTTTTTGACTAACGGTAGATGGTTTTCCAGAATTAGAATAAAACAAAAACCTGTTTACTTGGGTTGTTATTCAACTGAAATAGAGGCACATAATGCGTATTTAAAAGCAAAGGAATTTAACCCATAATGACCATTTACACAGTTTTGTTTTCTAACTACGAGGAACTAAAAGAGCCAACGGTTATCACTCCGGGCTGGGATTATGTGGCGTACACTAATCTACCTATTCAATCTAAGACCTGGAAGATTGTTTTTTGTGCGGTGGATGATCCTGTTATAGCTGCAAGGTTTGTGAAGCATACTTACTTTACAAGATTTGGAAAGTCCATTTATGTTGATGCCTCTTTTACGATTAACTGCGATTTAAATAAATGGTGGGATGAAAAGTTTACAAGTCCATTTACTGTTATTCAGCATCCAATAAGGAACTGTATTTATATGGAGGCCGCAGCTTGCATAGGTAACAAAAGGGGCAACGATGCAGACATAAGAAATCAGGCCAATATTTACAAGAGATTGGGAGTGCCGGATCATTTCGGGTTAATTCAATCGGGAATATTAATGAGGGAAAACACCCCAGAGGTAGTTAAGTTTTGTTCTGCGTGGAACAATGAGATAAAAAAAAGTACCAGGGATCAAATCGGCTTTGCTTATGTGGAATGGTTGTTAGGGGTTAGGTGGCCGAGGATTGAATATGATTACCGAAAAGGGGATGAGTTTAAATTTAAAACACACTATAAAAGAAGAAAATAATGTTTATACACACAGAGTCCATTAACTACATCATTAAGAAAAGGGGATTTAATTCTTACCTGGAAATCGGTGTTAACAAACGGGAGAACAATTTTGATTTAATCCAATGCCAGTTTAAGATCGGGGTAGATCCCGAGCCTAACGCAAAAGCTAATTTTTTAGGAACGAGTGATGAGTTCTTTAAGCAGAATAAACAGGTATTCGGAACTATTTTTGTAGATGGTCTTCACCATGCGGATCAGGTTAGGATTGACCTGGAAAATTCTATTAAATATTTAACCGAAGGTGGGGTAATTGTCATCCATGACACAGACCCAAAAGAGGAGAGTTATACTTGCGTTCCCCGGAATGGTTTAAGAGGTCGCTGGAATGGTGATGTGTTCAAGATTATTCCATATTTAAAAGCATTAGGACTTGATTACAGGACTTTAGATTATGAGGCTAATGGTGTAACGGTTTGCAAATTGGGAGGCGTAAAAGAAACCGTAGAGCCGTTTAAAGACTTTAAAGATTTCCTTTCCCGCAGATCGGAGCTGAATTTGTGTACTAAAACAGAGTTTGAAAATTGGATATAGTAATTCCTTATCGGCATGATGTTCATGGAGAGTTAGAGTTAATCTATGCTCTAAAGTCTATTAAAAAGTATCTTACAGGGTTTATGGATATTTGGGTAATAGGTGTCCTCCCTTCCTTAAAAGTTAAACATTTACCCTGTTCGGATATTGACGCACAAAAGGAATATTCAATAGCCAATAAGATTTTAACCGCTTGCAAGTGTGATGCCATCAGCGACCCGTTTATAGTTTGGCACGATGATCATTTCCTTTTAAGACCTATGGATGTTTCAGAATTTAAGTATTGGCATAACGGAGACTTAGAAAGCACGTTAAAAAGGTCAAAGGGGGGGTATTATGTATCCGTTAAGAATACTATTGAGATGGGTTTTAAAAAGAATTTCGACATTCACACTCCCTTTGTGGTGGAAAAGAAACGATTTTCCGACAATGTGATAAAACCCTGGACTAAGGAATGTTTAGTTAAAACTTTGTACGCTAAAGGCGAGGAGGGGGAATATATGGAGGACTGTAAAATCAATCTCCCCTACACAAAAGCAAGGTTAAGAGAAAAGTTAAACGGTCGGTTATTCTTCTCCACAGGGCCGCAAGGTTTACAACCCGAGATGATGGAACTATTTAAAGAGCTATATGACACAACAAACGATGTTAGAATTAGCTAACCCATTTGACGTACAGGTTAAGGAGTTGGGTTACGGGGTGGCCATGTTTTTGTTTATAGGTTCACAGACTTGCAACCCGTCTTTTATAGTAAGGTTTTATAATGATCCAAAACAAACAAAAATACCCGGGCAATTAAGAACCGTAGATCAGAATGATATTTTAGTCTATGGCAATCCTTCAGCCGGGGAAACATTAATCCCACGAAAAGTATTAGGGATATAGCCATAGAACGGACTTATAAAATGGTTAATGGCTTTGGCGACTTTGAAAACAACCTGACAGAAAAGGAAATAGAAACCTTTAAAGGAAGATGGAATAGCCAACTAAGGGTTGATATTAAGGAGTTACAATGGCAGGCTACCATGTTAAATAGGATTAGACAACTGGAAAGAAAGTTAGAAACATTTAAATCCATATCCCTATGAGAATATCCTACATTTTAGACGAAACAGATAAGCAGATCATAGAATTACTCTGCCAGGGTCTTGCCCCTAAAGAAATTGCTCATAAACTTTGGAAGTCTAAGGGGTCAATTCATAAACGTTTACACAATCTCAGGAAGCAATATAACTGCACTACTACCATAGCTCTCATAGCTCAGCTTTCTAAAGTAGCATAATCTTACTCTCAAAGGAAGGAATACGGAAATAAGTTTGTAATCGGAATAATTCCGACACACTGAATAACCCGAACAAGTATATGTAAGGTTTGAAGTTAAAGGCTACACCCGTAAGTGTGGCCTAAGTCATTTATGGCAGGTAGACCACTAAAATTTGAAAGCCCGGAACAGATTGAAAAGATAGCCAATGAATATTTCGATAACACACCGAAAGAAGAATGGACTATCACGGGGCTTGCTTTGGCTTTAGATACCACTCGTAAAACATTGGTTGAGTACGAGGAAAAGGATGAATTTCTAAACACGATAAAAAAGCTAAAGACAAAGGTTGAGAATCAGTACGAGATCAGCCTAAGGAAGAACGGAAGATCGGGCGACATATTCGGGTTAAAGAATTTCGGTTGGAAGGATAAGTCGGAAGTAGAAAATAGCGGGTCGCAGACGGTGATTAACATAACAAAGACCTATGAAGCTGACAACGAAGCAGACAAAGGCCTTTGATTTTTTAGATGACAAGATCACCACAGAGGTTTATTACGGAGGGGCGGCAGGAGGTGGTAAAAGTTATTTTGGGAGCCTTTGGATATTATACTCAGCAAGTAGGTATGCCAATTCCAGGTGGTTGATGGGAAGATCAGAACTAAGAACATTAAAGAAGACTACCCTCAACTCGTTCTTTGAAGTATGTAAAGAGCAAGGGTTAAAAGCCAACATTGATTTTAAGTACAATGAACAATCCAGCATTATCACGCTCCCTAACGGATCTCAGATAATCCTGGCTGATTTGTTCGCCTATCCTTCAGACCCTGAGTTTGACTCATTGGGTTCGCTGGAGATCACCGGAGCTTTCATAGATGAAGCCCCACAGATAACAGAGAAGGCGAAGAACATTGTTAAGTCAAGGATCAGGTATAAGCTGGATGAGTTTGGGTTAATACCAAAGTTGTTAATGAGTGGCAACCCTTCAAAGAACTGGGCTTATTATGAGTTCTACCTACCGGCAAGGCAAGGGGAATTAAGAAAGGATAGACAGTTCATCCAGGCTCTTGTAACAGATAACCCTTATATCAGTCCTCACTATGTAGAAAGTTTACGAGGATTGGATAAGAATAGCCGGGAGAGGTTATTAAATGGTAACTGGGAGTATGACGATGACCCTGCGGCTCTGATTAGTTACGATAAGATATTAGAGTGTTTCGTTTCAAAGGATTTAACAGGGCGTAAATATTTAACCTGTGACGTAGCGAGGTTTGGAAGTGATAAAACGGTGATAGGGTTATGGGATGGATGGAAGGTTAAACTATTCCCTTTTAAGGGTCTTCCAGTTCAACAGACCGCAGATAAGTTAAAAGAGTTTGGAGAGTTAAACGGAATAAGTGTAAGCGATACGATAGCGGATGAAGACGGTGTAGGCGGTGGAGTGGTGGACATTTTGAAGTGTAAGGGGTTTGTGAATAACAGTAAGCCAAAGTTAAACCCGATCACGGGACTTGATGAGAATTATACTAACCTAAAGAGCCAATGTTATTTCAGGTTAGCAGAGAGGATTAATAAGAACGGTCTTTACATAGAGTGCGATAATGTAGACACGAAACAGTTGATAATACAAGAATTGGAACAGGTGAAGCAGTATAACATGGATAAAGACGGTAAGAGGGCAGTAATGCCTAAAGATAAAGTGAAGGAGTTGATAGGGCGTAGTCCTGACTATTCAGATACGTTAATGATGCGGGAATATTTTGAATTGGTACAAAAACGAGGCTGGGTAGTCGCATGAAAATAGGAAGGTTAAACATAGAGTGGAATAAGAAGGGGCAGAGGATCACCCCAGGTAAACCAATATTCAACCTATTTGGTCTTTCAGTTCTTTGGAATACTACTAACTCTAAGAGTTTTATTGATAACGGTTATTTAGCTAACCCGGATATTTTCACGGTTATTAACAGGGTTACTCGTACCGCTTCGCTTGCTCAGTTCAGGGTTTACAAGATTAAGAACAAAGCAAAACATCAAAAATACAAGGCGTGGACAGGGGAGAACGCTACGGCTGCCTCATTACAAAGGGCAATGTCTATTAAGAGTGAGACCTACGAAGAAGTTAACGACCACCCTTTAAACAAATTAATTGAAAAGCCTAACCCCTGGCAGAAAGCAAGGGAGTTCACGGAAAACTCAATCGGGTTTAAGTTAATCACAGGCGAGAGGTTTTGGCACGTTGTAAAGTTAGATGCAGGGGCAAACGAAGGTTTACCCTTTGGCATTTATAACCTTCCTCCTCAACACATGATTGTAGATGGTGGTGATGGCTTGTTAGAAATATCGGGTTATAGGTTTGAATTGGGTCAGATAAAAGAATTAAAGGTTGAGGAAGTTATTTACTCAAGGTACTGGAATCCGGATTTTTCAGCGACAGGATCAGGGGGTCATTTAAGGGGTGTTAGTCCTTTACAGGCGGGATCTAAGCTAATGACAAGGGGTAATTCTATTTTGGATAGATCGGTGGCTATGCTTCAGAATGCGGGTGCTGCTGGTCTTCTGTTTGAAAAACCAACTGCGGGAGTTGAGGGAATGACTGAAGTACAGGCCGGGATATTAAAGAACAGGGTTAACCGGGAGATGATGGGAACGGATAACGCTAATGCTATTGGGGTTGCCAATGGTGATTTAGGGTATATCCAATTCGGTTTGAAGGGTTCGGAGATGGAGTTAAAGGAGATAGAGAACTTAAACCTGGAAAAGATTTGTTTACTCTATTGTGTACCTCCTGTTTTGTTTAACACTACGAGGTCAATTCAGAACAACCTACAAGAGGCAAAGAAGGAATTAATTATATCGGCTTGTTTCCCTGAGTTGGACAGTTTAAGGGATGATTGGAACGAGGTAGCGAAGTTGTATAACGAGGATATATATGTGGATTATGATGCTTCGGTTTATCCTGAGCTTCAGGAAGATTTAGAGAAGGTTAACAAGATTAACGCTGCATCATGGTGGAAGACTCCGAATGAGAAAAGGTTAAGCGAGTATATGGATGAACATAAAGACCCCCTAATGGATGAGATTATTATTCCTACGGGGTTAATGCTTTTAGAAGACTTAGGATTAAATGCGGTTGATAATACTTTGAATAATGACGGACAAGGAAATAGACAAGGAGATCAGGCGGCGTTATCCTAAGACCGAGAAAGAGAGGCAGGGATGCCGTCAGGAGATGGCGAGGATGGCAGCGTTAAGGGATATGTTAAGAGAAAGACTTGAACAAACAAGACCACATACAGGAAGTAACGAGGATACAAAGAAGGTATGAAAAAAAGTACTTCCCGGTGGTTCAAAAGGCCATTCAATCACAGGTTGACGATGTGATTAAAACGGTTGAAAGGTACGGGGTGAAACAGGGGTTAGGTGAGGCTCAAAATATTGTGAGCAGTAAGATAGGGGGAATAATAGAAGCTCTTTATATAGAAGTCGGCACAAGGTTCGCAAAGCTAACGTGGAGTGATTTACAGGCTCAGAGAAGACAGGCTAAAAAGTCACTAAGCGTTAAGGGGTTTGGGTTTAATGCGGATTGGGTCAAGTTCATTAAAGAATACTTGTTTAGGTTCTTACTCGATAAGATAGTTTTTGAATTATCGAACACAACGAGGACCGCTATACTAACCGTTTTGAGTAATTCGATTGAACAAGGGTTAGGAGTTAACGAAACGGTTAGAAACTTAAAAGACCTACCAATTAGTAAGACCCAGGCGGCAAGAATAGTGAGAACGGAGATAACAAGGGCAGCGAACACGGGAACAATGGCAGCGAGTGATTCATTCGAGTACGAACAGACTAAAGAATGGATGTCAGCCCATGACAAGAGAACAAGGGGGCAGCATTTAGGGGATCACGCTTCGCACATTGGTTTGGATGGTCAGGTGATAGACGTTAACGATTATTTCACCGACCCGATAAACGGGGATCAGTTAATGTTTCCCGGTGATCCACAGGCTACGGCAGCGAGTACGATTAATTGCCGTTGTACGATAGCAGTAGTAGCAAAGATTGACAGTAACGGAAGATTAATACCAAAGAAATGAAAACACTTTATTCATACAAAGCCTCTCCTTCGGAAATGTCTATTAAGGACATTGACGGGAAGAAAGGTATAGTAACGGGTTATTTTGCCTCATTCGGAAATAAAGACTCCGATGGTGATATAATCCAAAAGGGTGCGTTTGCTAAGACCATAGCAGAGCAAGGGCCTAATTCAGCTCATCCACGCATTAAGCACCTAATGAACCATGATATAACAAAGCCATTAGGTAAGATACTTGTTTTACAAGAGGACTCTAAAGGGCTTTATTATGAGTCTCAGGTAGGTTCTCATTCACTCGGTCAGGACTTTATTAAAATGGTGGAGAGTGGGTTGATTACAGAACATTCGATTGGTTACACTACGGTTAAGAACGACAAAAAAAGTGATGCTAATTATTTAGTGGAACTGAAGTTAATGGAAGGTTCAAGTTTATCAGCTTGGGGAGCAAATGAAATGACCCCTTTAACCGGGATTAAGTCGTTAACCTTAGAGGACATGACCGCAAGGGTGAAGGCTCTTGATAAGTTTTGCCGTACTACAACGGCCACAGATGAAACAGTTGAGTTATTACTCATCGAGATAAAACAGTTATTGCAAATTATCACAGACACGAAGACCACAGAGCCGCCTGTTAGCACTCTGCCGGAAGATGTACTGAATGTATTGCAAACATTCACAAACAATCTAAAAGCAGAAAAAAATGGACAAAAAGGAATTACAGGAGCAGCTTGATGCCCTGAAAACAGAATTGAAAAGTGCTGCTACCGCAGATGCAAAAGCATTGGTAGAGGCTCAGATCAAAGCTCTGGAGGCTAAAATACCTTCAGTTAAAGAACTGGAAGACGGTATTACCAAAATCAAAGGTTGGCAAGTAAAGAAAGACGAGGCCGACAAGAAGAACCAAGAAGCCCTTGACAATCTTATCGCACAGGGTAAGAACGTAAAGGTGAACGCTAAAACTAAATCATTTGGTGAGGCTTTCGCAGCTTCAGTAGAGGAGAAGTTTGACGAGATCCAAAAGATCGAAAAGAAGAAAGGTACTGTTATCCTTGACGTTAAGGATTTTAACGTTAAGACCGTAGGTGATATGACCCTTTCGGCTAACCTTTCCGGCGATCAGGTGGCTTCTTATGTTGGTCAGGGTATTTTACCAGCCGATCTTATCAACTTCCGTGATTTGATACCTACCCGTCAAACATCCACAGGTCTTGCGGTTACATACCGTGAGGGCGTTGGTGAAGGTGCGGTAGCCCGTCAAACCGAAGGAAGTGCTAAAGCCCAGGTGGATAGCGATTTCACAGAGGTTAAAGTTGTTCAGCGTTACATCGCTGCTTATCAGCGTGCATCTAAGCAGATCCTTCAAGATTTGCCTTTCCTTACTCAGACCCTTCCGAGGATTCTGATGAGAAAGTATATGCAGAAAGAAAATACCCTTCTGTATGCTGATATGAGTTCTTCTACTTACTCTACTGCTAACTCCCCTTCAGGTGGTAACACAGTTGAGAAGATTTTGAACATGATCAAAACCCAAAGGAATAACAATTATTCCGCATCATTTGTCCTGATTACTTGGGATGATTGGTATAATATCCTTGTGAGTGCAAGACCTTCTACTGGTGTTGATTATTCAACTCCGAGTGGTGTGGTTGTTACTCCTACTGGAGATATTATGATCGCTGGAGTTAAGGTTATCCCTGCTTCATGGGTTACCGCTTCCGACATTCAGGTTATTGATACTGCTTATGTTGAACGTGTAGAGGTTGACGGTCTTCGTATTGAGTTATCTACCGAAGATGCAAACAACTTTACCGAGAACAAGGTAACAATGCGAGTTGAGTGCCGTACTGATTTGAATGTACTGCTTAAAGCAGCTCATTTGAACTACGGAACAGCGAGTTAGTGTTTAGTATAGGGGTTGGGGCTTTATAGCCCCTCCCTTTTTAAATATGGAAAAACGAATAGTAACAGTAGCTAAAAACAAGTACCAAAGGCCGGCTAAGAAGAAGATGAAAGCGGTCAGTAAGAAGGTAATGGTACAAGCAAAAGAAAAACGTGAAATATAACGCAGTCATAGATATTAAAGACGTTTCAAGCGGTTCAGATGAGATCGTTGAGCCTATCACCGTTCAGGAGGTTAAAGACTACCTGAGATTAGAGGGTTTTACCGATACGGATGAAAGTACCTCAGAGTCTTTAAGTGATTTCGATTTCGATGATACGTTAATTGAGGAGGCTATTACTGCGGTTCGTGAAATGGTAGAGCTAAAATGTTCTTTATCGTTAATTCCTAAAACGCTATCTACTGTTTTAACTAATCAGGTAGGGTTGATTGAAATTCCCAGGGGGCCAGTTAATTCAGTAACGAGTATCACATCAGAGGATGGAGATGCTTACGATGCTGATAATATTAAAACTGTTGGCGGTGATTTCAAGTTACTAAGATGCCCTAATGACTGTAACATGACAGTAGTATATGAGGCGGGTTATACCACAGTCCCAAAAGGAATAAAGTTTGATCTATTGAGGGCTGCGGCTTATTACTACATGAACAGGGGGGCGGAAGTTGTTAACCCATTTGTTTTATCGCTTGCTAAAAAATACTCTCGTAATGTATGGCTGGCTTAAAAAAACAAATACGGTTAGAGAAATGGAAGACCGATAAAGATGCCAATGGGAATAACACAGAGGCCATTGAGGTTAAATATAACTTTTGGGCTGATGTGCAAAGGTTGGGCGGGTCAAGGAGTACAACGAACGGACAAACAGGATTAAGTAACGAGATGGTGTTTATTGTTTCATTTAGGCCGGATTGGTTTCCTACGGGTAACTGGAGGGTGATTTACAGAGGAAGGAGGCATAAGGTTACAAGTATCGAACAACAGAACGAGGATAGATTTAAATGGGTGATAACGGCTGAAAGTGTAGGTAAACGATGATAACAGTAGAAGTAAAAGGTTTACGGGAGTTACAGGCGAAGATTGATAGTCTTCAGCCACAGTTTAAAAAAGAGGTTGAAGGTACGGTTGAAAGAGGGGTGCAGTTGTTTGTGAGAAATGCTAAAAGGGATGCCCCGGTGAATTTTGGAGTTCTTAGAAATTCGATCAGTTATTACCCTACAAGCAAAGGCGAGGTAATAGGTTTTGAGGTTGTTTCCGGGGCTTATTATAGTCCTTACATGGAATGGGGAACTATAACGAGAGTTAACGTACCTGGAGAATTAGCGGCTTATGCTTCTCAATTCAAAGGGAAAGGGATAAGAAAGAACGGAGGTATTTTCCCGAGGCCGTTTTTCTTCAAACAAATTCCTTTTGCAAAGGCAGAGATTGAAAGCGGGATTTTGGCAATAATTAAAAGTATTAAGTGAACACAGGGTTATTAGTTCAGGCATGGTATAACGCACTTTCTCCTACGGTTAACGTTCATGTTATTGACGTTCCCGAAGAAGAAACGAGCAATTATGTTTTAATATACCCTGAGAGTGGAACGGGGAATAATTTGAAAGGGGCTAAAGTGGATGAGGTGGTTATTATTTGTCAGGTGGTAACATTCCACCAAAACAATATAGACCAATCAGCTTGCGAGGCTTTGGATGGTTTGGTAGAGGGGATTATCCTCCCTACTGCATGGTCACAGGTACTAACTGCATCGGGGATGCAAGTATTGAACGTAGAAAGGGAGAGTTTTGATTACGTTCAGGAAGAAGATCAAAACGGAAAGATTTACCGCAAGGTATCAAGATATAAACACAGGATTCATCAAAGTTAAAAACAAATAAAATGGCAGTAACAGAATTACAAGGTTCAAGAGTTGGGGTGTACGTTAGGGATTACGGCACTACTGACGCATTTAAAAGAATCGTTTGCGAGGAGACCGTAACGCTGGATCTCTCCAACGATGTGCAAACCACCAAAACAAAGTGCGGTGTATTTAAAGGAGTTGACGTTACCGACTGGAAACTAAACGGTAACGGTGTGGCAAACTTCAACCCTGCGGGTACGGAGATTTCAGCGAATGACTTACAGTCTTTGCAGATCGCCAGGACTAAGCAAGAGGTTTATATCCAAAATGAAGCCTTTACAGAAGGTGTTACATCTTATGCAGTTGGTGAGGTGTTTAAGTTTGGTGGTGCTGCTTATTTGGTTGCTCAGAACATCACGTTCCCAAGTAACGACATTACAAAATTCACTTACAACCTTGAAGGTGTAGGAACTCCACACGTATCTGAAAGCTAATGAAGAAACTAACACTAACAATCGAAGGGAAAGAGGTTGTATTAAACTTCGCCCCAAACTGGTTTTTTGAACTGTATAAACAGGACTCAGGGCATGACCTTGTAAAAGACCCTTATTTAGTTGATGTAGATATTGACAGTATAGAATTGTTTAAATATCTCCAGTCAATGATATGGGCTGCTTACGAGGCTAATTGTAAGGTCGAAAGGAAGCCATTAGAGATAAAGCGTGAAGACGTTGAGTATTTCGTAATGGGTGGCGTAATTGAAACCTCAGAGCTTGCTTATATGGTTACTGCGGCTTACTATGGTGTAAGTGTAGATGAGTTAAAGAAAAAGGCTCAGCCAGTAGAGGAAGAAAAAAAAAATCTGTAACCCAGTCATGGGATGAGATTAAGTCGGAGGCTTTCGGGGAGTTATCGTTACTGCCGGATGATTTCTATATGATGACCCGTGATGATTACAACCTGATGAAGATTGGATATTTGAGAAAGTTATCTAATCAGGAGAGGATAGTAAGAAGGGCTGCGTGTGCCATCATGCAGCCCTGGGTGAAGGGGAATATTAAAGAGTTTTCTCTATGGTGGATATACGGAGATGATGAGATTTTAAGGAAGCATAAAGAAGAAAGTGATCGTGAGGTATTAAAGACCCTGAACAGGCATAAGAAAGGTGGATTTGTATATCAAAAAATAGACGGTAAAATAGTTCCCGTACCAATTCAAGAAAACTAAATGAGTGGATTTGTTGTAAAATTTGGGGCTGATACGGGTGGATTTACCACAGGGGTTAAGAAGGTTCAAAAGGATCTTAATGACCTTTCTACTGGCTCTGTATCTGAATTAAAGCAACAGATCAAGAGTCTGAAAGCTGAAATAGCCGGACTTGATGCCTCTATGTTGAAAACCACAGGGGGAAGGGCTTTAGCTGCGGAATTGCGGGCGGCAAATGATGAGCTTAAAAGGACAGAGCAACAGGCAGGGCTTGCCAATGTAGCAACGGGGAACTTAGCTACTAAAGGATTCTCAGCATTAAGGAATATCGCTTATGTCTTACCTGGAATTGGAATAGCCGGGATAATATCGGGTGTTACGTCTGCTATTATAGGAATGGCTGATGCCGCTATTGGTGCGGGGGATGCGTTTAAGACTTCCGAAATATCTGCGGCAAAGTTCGATGAGACTATTAAGGCCATAAAGGATAGTGTAGAGAACTTAAAAAGTTCCCTTGATCTAAGTGGTGAAATTCAAAAAATGGCTCTTGACCTTCAGGGGTTGAGTGGTGGGAGTAAGTCGGTAGGTTCACGCACGATTGACATTAAGAATAACATTGAGTTTATCGCTGCGTTAGATAAGAACATTAGGAGTCTAACGGAGTCAAATGCTAACCTTGTTAAATTCAGGACTGAGACTGAAAAGACTATACAAGCGGTAACGGGAGAGCCTACCACATTAGCGAAGGCGGTTGCTGCTTTTGGTTCGTTAAATATTCCTGATTCATTTGTAAGTAATTTATCTGAGTCCGATCAGGCTATTATAGCCCAATATAAAAAGACCAACAAAGAATTAGAGGATTTAAAGAAACAGAGATTACAAGCTCTTGCCTCTAACGCTAAGAATATCCCAGGTATTGCGATTGATATTTTCAACGAGTCGCAGTCTTTAAAGAAAGATACAAAGTCAACCACATACAAAGACCCTTATAAGTTTGAGGATATAAAGATGGTTAACTCCGTCTTTAACTATGAGGCGTTTAAAATGTTCCAGAGGGACAATAAGACTTACCGGGAGGCAGTACAAAAGGAATTAGATAAACCGTTTAAGACTGATCTAAAGTTAAAACTTCAGCCAATGGGTGAAGGGTTACAGTCGTTAAAGAAAGACTTGTTAGATCAAATTAAACTATTTGAGTTCTACGGCAATAAAATAGCAGACGTATTTACAAATGCTTTCGATGCTATTGCAAATGGTAAAAATGTTTTCCAATCAATCGGGGAGTCTATTAAGAAGCTCGTAATAGACATGATTAAACTGGCTATAAGAACATTTATAGTCCAAAAGATATTATCATTCATCGTTCCAGGTGGGGCGGTGAAAGGGTTGGGTATTGGTGGCGGCTTTCGTCTTCCGGGGTTTGCTTCAGGGGGAAGACCGCCAACAAATAGACCATCAATAGTCGGAGAGGGTGGCCCGGAGTTGTTTATTCCAGATACCGCAGGTAGGATAATACCTAATAACTCATTAGGGGCTTATGCTGGTTCAGCTATGCAGATGATCGGAGGCCAAATAAACGTGCGAATAGCGGGAAGGGATTTAGTTGGTGTTTTATCACTTGAAAACGCTTACCAAAGAAGAAATGGCTAAACCGGGAGTCATATATCGAATTAACTGGCATTCTTTCCATGAGTCTGCGGATATTCAATGCTATGTTGATATATCCGACACGGATAACCTCATAGGGGATTCTGATGATCCCGTAATTCACGAACTAATAGGGTCGGGGGTTAATTTATCTGTAATAGATAACGATAACAACCCGTTTAAACCAATACGAGGCCAACAGTTAACCATTCAGTTTAATTCTACTGTGAATTATGGAATGGCTAATTTTTCAGGCGGTTCGGATCAACGTTGGAGTGTTCACTATTATATAGACGATGATACTAAAACGGTATTTAAGGGGTTCTTGGTGTTGGATGATTTAAGCGAACCATTATTGCCACCTACGGAGGTGGTTACATTAACCGCTACTGACAATTTGGGATTACTAAAAGATATTCCGTTAACTAATGCGGATGAGGTTTGCCCCGTTGGAATGTATCGGATTATAGATTTAATTGAGCTTGCCCTTGCTAAAACTGGATTGGATTTAGGTTTGGCAATAGCGTTTAACGTTAAACTTTCCGATGATGTAACGGATATTTCGAGTGCGGGAACTACCGATGAGCATTTATTTGATCGAATTTATTTAGATGCCAGGACTTTTGAAAACGAGTTAACAACCTGTAAGGATTGCTATGAGGTTTTAGAACGTATTTTAGGCCATGAGGCTTGTCTTTTTCAAATGAAGGGGAAATGGTGGATAGTGAGGGTTGACGAAATAGAAGATACTACAAGGGGGTTATATATCACCTATTACGATGGTTCTACTTTCTCAAATTTAGGGGAGATTCATTTTAATAAATACATAGGTCTTAACGAGTATATTAAACTTTCTCAGGAGGCAAGCATCGTAAAACCCGTAAGACCCCAAAAGTCTGTAAGGTTAAATTTTAACTACGTTCTACCGGGAGAATTACCTACAAACAAGAATTTTTTATTAGGGGAAGAAAATTACTCTTCAGGGGATACTAAGAGATATAACTTGGACTCTTGGATTTTACGGCAAGGTATAGGATCGGGAGTTGACGTTCCTAATGCTTTTACTTATATTGAAAGGAAATTTTCAAGCGGTCAGGAGTCTGAGAGATACGCAGTAATAACAAGCCCTACCAGCCCTACGGCGTTAACATATATCGAAAGTGATGCCGTACCAATAGGCATAAAAGATAAGTTTGATTTCTCCGTAGATTTTGCATGGGGAACGACCGCATCGGGATCTACCTATAATCAAGACGTGATGACCATTCGTTTAGAGGGGGATGATGGTACTTACTGGACATTGGGGGATGATTCAATTTGGTATCAATCAAATTCATCATGGTCAACAAATTTCAAGTATATTAAACAGTCGTGGACTTTATCCGATGTTGACGAAAGAGAGTTTAGGACTCGTTCAATATCTGCAAACCCTGCCCCGGTTTCGGGTAATTTATTCTTTATGCTTTATGGACTTAACCAACAGTCCGGAACAAGTGATGATGATACGGAGATACATTTTTCTAATATAAGTTATTCGCCCTCTCCGTTTATTAACGGATCATATCAGGCATTTGACGGGCAGTATCATTATGTTTCTCAGGATGGAAATTATAAAGCTAAAATAGAGGAGGAGGTTTATATATCTGACTCCCCTAAAAGAGCATTTAAGGGGGCTATGCAAAAAATAGACTCTTACGGTACGGTGTTTTCGGGATCTGTTGATTTCCTTAATGGTACTGCTATCTCTATTCCTGGCATTCATTATTACAAGTTCAGAAAGGGGATGATACTTAAAATCTCCGGGTCAACTCTAAACAACCAAACAACGAGGGTAGTAAGTTCCTCTTATAAACTATTAACCAGTTCGTCTGAGATTATCATAGAAGGTGTTACAGTTTCGGAGTCTATTTCTGCTACTTTAGAAACCCCTGTTTTTGTTTTAGCAAACGAATTTTATAACGCTGCGGTTAACCCTACTGGCCCGCCATCTTCGGACTATGTACACACCTACGGGGAGATACAACTATTTGACGTTTGGAATCAGCATAAGACGGAAAAGAGATTAGTTGATAATACGTCTCAGGGATTGGATTTGAATTTACTTGATGCAAATAATCTACCTGATACGGCTCATTTAATCAATAAATGGAAATTAACGGATTCAAGCCCTCACCTAAATAATAGGTTTTTTCAGCTTCTATCATTTAATCAAAATCACGATAACGCAGAGTGGACAGGAACGTTAAGAGAGGTGTTTAATACGGGTGTTGAAAAAAGTTATCTCAATCACGAGTTCAAATTTATTGAAAATGGCTGATCCAATACTTGGTAGAAATGCAGTTTTAGAGATGCTCGTAAACGGGGAATATTACCCTGTTTTATGTGCTACGGATGCAAAGTTCACCCGAACTCCTGAGTTTATCCCTAAGACTACAACGTCTTCGGGTTTGTTCAGGGAGTTCATGGTAAGGAGAGAAGAATGGTCTATGAGTGTTTCAGGGTTAACTAAAATAGTAAATACCGCTTCTATCTGTTTTTTCTATTTACTGCAAACCTCAGTAAGACGTTTAGAGGTTGCCGTTAGGATGACCTTTACCGATGATGAGGGGTCTTCTAACATGATTACGGGTAATATTCTTTTAGGTCAGATGGATATTAACGGTCCTGTTTCGGGATTTTCAGAGGCTAACATCGAATTAAAGGGTACTGGCCCTTTTGAGATTGGGGCAACGGTTGATCCTCCGGCTACTGATTGCGGAATATATGCGGACTACTGGAATTTCCCTGCGGGAGATACTTATATACAGGGAACGTCTGTGGTTCACGGTTATTCATTGGAAGCGGTTACGTTAATATCTGTGGACAGGGAGGGATTGGCTTATGATATTGTAACGGGTACTCCGAGTGGAAGACAATGTAAACACAATAACACTACCGGGGTGGTAAGTTTTGACACGGCTATTCCGAGTAATGGCGAAACTGTTTGGGTGGTATTTATATGATGACAAGCAGAATATATTACGGTGGTAGTGGTGATACTTATATCCAGGATGCAGCTTTAGCCTATATGGATATTTATAGGGTGCAGCGTTCCGGGGTAGAGCATAATGTTATCACAAGTGGAACAATAGGAAGCAGGCAAGTTAAATACACGGCAAGCGAGGGGAAGTTAGAATTTTCAATACCATTTACGGGTAGTCCCTATGATACGAATGATTTAAACGCAGAGGACATAATAGTAACATTTAATATATGAGAAAAGTAATTTTAGCGGTTTTGGTTTTAGTTAGTGTTCATGCTTTTGGGCAGAACCCTACTAATTATTTACTAAGGAGTACCAGGGAGAGATTAATATCTTCTATGGTGGATTCTATGTTGAGGATCCCGAGGTATTGCGGTGTTCCTTCGGGGGTAAGGGTTAGTGAGGTTTCTACTATTGACGGTGCTTTAGCTATGGATACCTGTAATAATAGGTTGTATATGTTCTCGGGTAATGCCTGGGTGAAGATTGCTAATTACCTTGATTTAGGTACGGGTTCGGTTGATTCTATTTGGCGGGTAGTGGGTAAGGATTCTATTTTTTACAGTAAAAACGGAAATACTTATAAGATTAAAGACTCAACGGGGGCTTATAGATTTGGTAAATCAGGGGAGGATGACATAGCATTAGAGGATAGGTCTTTTACATTAAACGAACACACTTTCGCATGGCCTGATCTCGAAGATTTTTCAGATACTGTTACGTGGAAGCCGATGGTAGTAAGTGTTGATAATGGGCAAATGAGAAAGGCTACCTACTGGCCTGGGTCAGGAAGTGGTGGGTCAGGAATCAACAACCAATTCACATCAAAGCAAACGGCTGACTTTTGGATAAGCGGACGGGGAAGGTTTGCCGATAAGCGGGAAACATTAGGAACGATTGTAAATAACAATTTTACCGGAGGATTTGGTTCTTTTGATTCCTCCTTTGCATCTGTTACAAGAACTTGGAACGGCTCTTATCTACAAGTTACGGGCGGTAACGGTTCGTTCAATAATTACATCAGATACACGAATTACACAGGTCTTAACAACTGGACGCAGCAAGTAAAATTTGTACCGACCGATTTAAGCGGTACAACTTACGGAATTGGTCTTGGGGTTAATTCATCGAATAGTTTTTTTGCCACAGGCTTTACGGTTCAATTCATTTGCAATTCAGGAACTGACAAGGGCAAGATGCGGTTATGGAATAACACGGGAACGCAGATAGGGGCTGATGGTGCAAATTCAATAGCTTTCAATACAACCGATACGCTAATAGCAACCGTTCAATATATCAATGGTATTATCTACGCTTCATTCTACAATAAAAGCCAGAATGTTGCCGCCACTTATACCTATGATTTTGGAACGGCAACGGCGGGTTCTAATCAAGCCCCAAACACGGGTAAGTTATCCATGTGGTTTTTTGGTGGAACGCAAAAGATATTCAACTACAATATCCAAAGTTTAGAAACAAAGAAGAACGTAGTCTTTTTAGGTAACTCAATCACCTACGGATATACGGCCACGACTTCAGCACAACGATTTGCCAGCCTTGTTTTTCCTGCGGGGATTTCTTACCAGACATCGGGCGGGCCAGGTGATAGAAGTAACGAAGGGGTTTTGGTCATCCCAGAATTAAAGTCATTAGCCCCTAAATATGTGGTGTATTGTTTAGGTGTGAATGATGCCCAAAATTCAGTAAGCACTTCTACTTACTCAACAAACGTTCGGAAGACATTGGATAGTTTGATAGCCAATTCAATCACCCCAATTTTAGTAAGTAATTCACCGAATAATTCATACAACCTTACTGCTTACAACGATACTTTGTCGGCCATTGCCACAAGGTACGGCCTGAAGTATGTGAACACATTTGATAGTTTAAGGAACGGAACGGCATGGAAAACGAACTATACAACGGATAATATCCACCCGAATGATTCCGGCCACTTAGTGATAGCGAGAATAATCACAAGGTCAGCCCCTGAAATTTTAGGCGATAGTTCTATTTACTTGAATAGGCCAATGTATCTACCCAATGCCCGTTATTTAATGGCAATGGATAGCACCGATGGAAAGGTGGGAGTAACGATGATAACCGCAGGTAGTGTGTCGAGTACTTCAGTCGTTACGGCCAACGGGTTTAACGGTACGGTGGCAACGTCGACTACCACTCCGGCAATCACCATAGGAACATCACTAACCGATCACCAAATACCACGACCTTTAAGCGGGGCATTGATAGGCTCAACGGCTCTCACTTATGATGGAACGAATTTTATCATCTACCCCGGTTCAGATGGACTAAGCACGTTCAAAGTTAAGAACGCTTCCGGCAATCATGCTTTTTCTGCGGGTACTTATTCAGGCTTCTCTAATAACGGAGTGGTTTATTTGGGTAACATCACCCCTTCCACTTCTAACTATGCCTTAGCAGGTAACAGTTCTGAATTGGACATTAACGGGGCAACGATGAACTTTAGAATAGCAGGCGGATCTTCCCCTAATGCTATGGCGATTAATGCAAGTTCTAAGGTCGGTATAAATGTCAATTCCCCTACTTCCACTTTTCACATCAACGGGTCATTTGCTCAAACTTATATTGCTAAATCAGCCGACTATACGGCAACCGTTTCTGATTGTGTGATTGAAGTAACGGCCACAGGTAAGACCATCACATTACCTACTGCGGTGGGCATTACAGGAAGGGTTTACACGATTAAATTAACCGCTTCAGGGTCGGGAACGGTGGCCACTACAAGTTCTCAAACCATTGACGGTTCTACTACTTATTCTTTAGCATCACAATATAAATATGTAACGGTTCAAAGTAATGGATCGAATTGGATAATCATAGCAAATAACTAAGATGGAACTAACAGACAGGGAGTTTATGATTAAGATGGAGGGTCATTTAGAAAGGCTCTCCGAGGCTATTGAAAGGTTAGGTGATGGGTTGAAAAACTTAGAGGAAAAGAAACTCAGCGTAATTGAACAGGATTTAGCTGAGTTGAAAAACTGGAAAGCACAAATTAACGGGGGATGGAAATTAGCCATAGGTATGTGGGTGGTTATTACGTTCCTTGCTTCGTTGGCCTTTTCAAAGTTTTTCTAATGTTTGAAACGATATTACTCTCAGGGGCTTTCATGGTTGCAATCCTTATTGGGGTGGTCGTATTGGTTAATAATTATAAAAGTATCACAGACGAAAGGGATAAGCACTACAAAAGCAAGATGAAACATATTAGAGAGGAGGTAACAGAGTTAAAAGGCATTATCAAAAAGGAAATGATAACAATAATTAAAAAGATAAATGATGAAAAAACTGTGGGAAAAAATAGGGGTGGCTGAGATCAGGAACATCTTAGCCGTTATATCGGTGGTAGGTTCTTTTATTGTACTTTACCTGTTGGTGATTAAGCCAATACCAGGGGAGAATAAAGATACCGTAAACCTTGCTTTGGGTTTCACGCTTGGAACATTAATAGCCGGGGTTAATGGTTATTATTTCGGTGCTTCTAAGGTTGATAAAAATGATCCTAAAATATGAAATGGACTAAACACGATTCTTACTTTGCCTTAATAATTACGGTTTCAGCCATCATTTTACTATGGTTGATTTCTACGGGCTGCAATACGACTAAGAATGTTCAACGGTCTTTTACCGATTCTACTGCGACTAAAGATGATTCTATCCGACTGTTAAAGTCGGAGAGGGATTTATTTGAGCAGCAATACAACGAGCTTTTGTACGCTTCGATTTCCTTTGATACCATAACGTCATACGATACTATCACGAATACGGTGGTTATTACAAAGGAGGGCGAGGTTAAAGCTGAGGGGAAGATTAAGTATGTGAATATTTCTAAGAATATATACGCTTCTATAATCTCCCAAAAGGATAAGACTATTGACAGTTTAAGAAAGATAAAAGAGAAGGTTCGGGTAGTTATAGAAACAAAAACAGTTGAGAAGAAAACAACGGTCTTCCCGTGGTGGTTCTTAATCATCGTGGGAGGAATTTTTATCGTCATCAAAAAACTAAAGTTTATATGAAACAAACAACATGGCAGGGATGGTTATTCTTATTCGCATGGGTTCTTATTGCTGCGGGTGCTATCGTTTACGCAGTTTCTGAATATACCGTTAACCCTCATAAAGGACAGGTGCAAGAAAATTGGTCTATTGTTCTATTCGTTTCCGGGGTAGTTACATTGTTAATCTCAAGAGCAGCCGCCAAATGATGCAGTTAATCTATTTAATCCTATATGGAATATTCTGTATATGGTTTGCCCAATTAAACGCTGATTGGATAGAAGAGGGAAAGAAGATTAAACACTTCTGGAATGGTTTGATCCATCTTACTTCAGCATCCTTAGCCTTTTGGTTTTTCGGGTGGGAGGCTTTTATTTCCGTTCTAATAGTAGCAAGGTTGGTTTTTGACTTTGCGTTAAACATTGCCAGGGATTTACCGTTAGATTACGTTTCTCCTAATCCGAAAAGTTTAATTGATAAGGCCGAAAAATCACTATTCGGTAAAGATGCCTTCACACCAAAGATCATTTATTTAGCCATACTCATTACGCTTATATGCCTGTAAAAAACTCTTACCCTGAACTTCCTGAAATTCCTTTCCAAAGAACTTCCGTTGATATGGTAAAGGTTATTGAGTTTGGGAAGTCATTAGTTCCTAAATACGGAGTTGATGCCGTGAAGATGGCTTATGTGATCTTTAGGAATGAAAGTTTAAACGGCACAAAGGGAGTTAACAATAACTACGGAGGTATTCAAGCAGACGTAGGAAGGTGGAAGAACTTACCAGGATCTCCGATTGCTACTTGTACTAAGGTGGATTCTGGAGGTGTTCTAAGACGTTTCCTATGTTTCGATGAAAACGGGTATAAGGTTTCTTTTGAGTTGGCCGCAGTTAAAGCGGTAGAACGTAAAATGTTTACGGCTCAGGACTACTTAAAAAAATGGGTAGGAAATCCAAACGCTTCAACTAAGGGGGTGGATTCGATGCTTGCTCAGGCAAGTAAATTGTTCAACTAAACATATTTAATGGCAAAGCAAATCCGATCACGGTTAAGCCCTAAAGAGTTTGACTTGATTAGTTCGCATAGGAATGGTAAGAATATCGGAGTTATTGGAGATATGCACGAGCCTTTTTGCCATCCTCATTATAGGGATTTTTGTTACGAGGTCTTTGATAAATTCGGATGTGGGGAGATAGTTTGTATCGGTGATGAGGTGGATAACCACGCTATAAGCTACCATGAAACAAACCCTAACGGACATTCAGCCGGAAAGGAAGGTGATTTAGCTTTAGAAGGGATGCAACGATGGTACAAAACATTCCCAAATGTTAAGGTTTGTATTGGTAACCATTCAGCCCTTCATAAACGTAAAGCCCAAACATCGGGTTTACCTGACAGGTTTATAAAGACGTTCGAGGAGGCTTGGGAAGCTCCAAATGGCTGGAAATGGAGTTTACAATGGGAATTACAAAATGTGATTTTTACGCATGGTACGGGGTCATCGGGGCAAATGGGTGCAATTAACAGGGCAAAGGACAATCGGCAAAGTACGGTGATAGGGCATATTCATTCCTTTGGTGGGGTGCTTTATGCGGCAAGTGGAAGGGATTTGATATTTGGCCTTAACGTGGGGTGCGGGATAGACGTTAACGCTTACGCTATGGAGTACGGGCGGGATTTTGCCAAACGGCCAACTTTGGGCTGCGGGGTGGTTTTGGATGAGGGAAGGATAGGTTGCTTTATCCCGATGGATCTCGGAAAGAAAATATCTTATAAATGAGTGTTATAAGCCCTGACCATTATAAAGGCAAAATAGAGGCCATAGAAGCCATTTTAGAGGCGGTGAAGGATTTACCAGGTGATGAAGCGTTCATTGCGGGAAACGTCTTAAAATACGTCTGGAGGTACAATAAGAAAGGAGGGTTAACTGACCTGTTAAAAGCGGATAATTATTTACAAAGGTTAATTAAAAGACATGAAGAAAAAGACCGAGATAATGGTTCAGATAAAAAGCCTGTTAAAAGACCTTCCCGTTCACGAAAGGATTGAGATTTTGGAAAGACTGGGGAAACAGACAAGACAGGCTAATAGTATTGAAATAAACAAAGAAGTTAGGGATGATGCCAACAGAAAGGGATTAGCTAAAAAAATAGACCACTTGCCAATTAACGGGGAATTAAAAAATGGGTAAGAAGCCAATACGGATACGGTTCAGGAAGTTAGGCAGAGAGAAAGCTGCGGGGCTTGCCCATACAAGTTCCAGGCTAATCGAACTTGACCCAAACCAAAGAGGCTTTGACCTTTTAGATTCCGCAATTCACGAGATCATTCACATCCAGCAACCCGACCTATCAGAAGAAGCGGTTATAGAGTTCTCAAACGAAATGGCTGATCTACTTTGGAAGATGAATTTTCGCATGGCAGATAATTACAGGAAGTGATCCGATTACCCCCTTTATTCGGCTCATCTCTTTACTTTTGGGGGTTCATGGTTGTTTATTTTCTTTTGATTGTACAATTTGCCAAATTTCTTTATCTCTCTCTATTCGTGCTTTACGGATTTTTTCTTTTTTCTTTCTTTCTATAACTATCCAATCATCCTGCGATATTGATGAAAGATGCCATGCCCGACAAATAGGACATTTATACGCACGTTTCTCTTTCCTGTTTGTATGTCCAAATACTTTCTTTGCACCCTTCCTTATTTTTTTAGCCTGTTCCTTTGCAGTCTTTTCCCCGTACTTTACTTTATTACAACTCATGGTTGTTTATTTTCTTTGAGGAATAGTTCTACCAGTTCGGGGGTGGTGCAAGGAGTACCTTTTATAAATAAATCATCCCATGAATTAGTTTCTTCATCAAAAAATAGTGTTGATATACTCACCCACTCCATAGCCTTACCCACCAACACCCTCAACCTCTCTACCTCCTTCTCACAAGACATAACCTGCTTCTCTAAACTGGCTATCCGTTCAACATATTCGCTATTATACTCACGAACCAAACATAGACAATCAACATAAGCCCCCTTCCTTGCCCGTGATTCTCTTGTGTTATTTGAGTGCGTTGACACTTTTTCTTTTAACTGTTCAATCAACTTTTCCATTTCTATAAATTATTGTTTTTTTGTAATATTCTTCAAAAGCATTTTTGCTATCAAATGTTTTCTTCATTTCACCTGATTCTATCATATCTAAAACATATTCGCACCCTGCTATAAAATGTTCTTCAGCTATCATTTTATTAAATTCATGGGCAAATCTTTTTGCTTCCGATTGGTTGTACTCATGGGTCATATTATCCATTGTCAACCCATTTACTTTGGCCTCCAGTTCCGCTATCCGTTCCTTTGCCTCAATTAATTCACCCTCTACTCCATCAAGAACTTTAGATAAATCAGAAAACTCACCTTCCAAAACCGCTATCCGTTCCTTGTCCTTGGAGGATTGGAGGGAGGCGTATTCAGTCATGGCATTGAAGAACTCTCTTTCTAAGTTGTTGGCGGGGGTTAGGGTTAACTCCAATCGTTCATCCCCCTTTACATTTGAGGAACTAATTTGTGTGTGCATTGTGTTTTAGTTTTGTGTTTTATTGTTCGGAAATTAGGCGTTATAAGCAAGCTGCTACGTTCCTGCTCCGAATGAAAGTTCCCCATTGAGAAGCCATACCATCGGCAATTCCTTT